CAATGCGCGCAATATTGAATACAAGAAAGCATGCTTAGGCGCCATGATTAAAACAGGCTCAAAACTAGAAACTAAGATGCAAGGTCAAATAGGTTATAAAAAAGGCGGAACTTTTGATACAATGAAACAAAGTCAATCAGAAGCTGTCAGAAAAGAACACGAAGAATACAAATGGCTTTATAAAGGATAACAAATGGCTCAACAAAACTCCAAAAAATCAAATCCAAACTTGAAAAATCCACGTAATCCAGAGTCGCCGCTGTTCAAGCGCCTGACTCGATTGCTCTCTGGTCCGATTGTTAATCGCCGCGTGCAAATGCAGCGGCGCTATCGGCGCGCACAGCTAGACAAGTTCAACTTTACGTCTGCCGGCGGCTTGAACTTTAAGAGAACGTCCTACAACCCGTACGACAACCTCAGCGCCCAAGTGATGGCAAACCAAAATCGTCAAGAGCGCTATCTTGACTTTGATCAGATGGAGTACATGCCCGAGATTGCATCTGCTTTAGATATTTATGCAGATGAGATGACCACCTCCACAATCCTCAGCCCCTTGCTGAAGATTAATTGCTCCAACGACGAGATTAAAGTTGTGTTGGACAACCTATACCATAAGATCCTGAACCTAGACTCTAACCTTTTTGGTTGGTGCCGTACAATGTGTAAGTTCGGTGACTACTTTTTATACTTGGACATCGATGAGACACATGGAATCAAGAACGCCGTGGGCATTCCACTGGAAGAGCTTGAAAGATTGGAAGGTGAAGACAAGACCAACCCCAATTATGTACAATACCAGTGGAACTCGGGTGGATTAACCTTTGAAAACTGGCAGGTTGCACACTTCCGTATCCTTGGCAATGATAAGTTCGCCCCATATGGCACTTCAGTGCTTGAAGGAGCCCGCCGAATCTGGCGCCAGCTTACTTTGCTTGAAGATGCGATGATGGCATACCGAATTGTGCGCTCTCCAGAGCGCCGAGTGTTCTATATTGACGTTGGTAACATCCCTCCGCACGATGTAGAACAGTTTATGCAGAAAGTCACGACTCAGATGAAGAGAAACCAAGTTGTTGACCCCACCACCGGTCGAGTAGACCTTCGGTATAACCCAATGAGCATTGATGAAGACTACTTCATCCCTGTTCGCGGTCAAGAGTCTAGTCGAGTTGAGTCTTTGCCCGGTGGAACGTACACTGGCGATATTGATGATGTTAAGTACCTACGTGATAAGCTATTCTCTGCTCTAAAGATTCCAATGTCCTATCTTTCACGCGGCGAAGGCGGTGAGGAAGACAAGACGACTTTAGCACAGAAGGATATCCGCTTTGCGCGCACCATCACTCGGCTGCAGCGCTCTATGATCTCCGAGTTGGAGAAAGTTGGCATCATTCACTTGTTCACATTAGGGTTCAGGGGCGATGACCTCATTTCTTTCAAGCTCCAGCTTAATAATCCATCCAAGATTGCGGAGTTACAAGAACTAGAACACTGGAGGACCAAGTTTGATGTTGCATCGGCGGCAACCGAAGGCTTTTTCAGCCGGCGTTGGGTCTCCGAGAACTTACTTGGCATGTCTGACGAAGAATTCTTGCGTAACCAGCGTGAAATGTTCTATGATAAGAAGATGCAGGCGATGCTTGAGGCTGCAGCCGAACCTCCCGCTGAGGATGACGCCGCCGGCGGTCTTGGTGGCGAACTAGGCGGCGAACTAGGCGGAGAAGAGGGCGGCTTAGGTGATCTAGGCGGTGACCTTGGCGGCGACATGGAAGGCGAGGAAATGGACCTCGGCGGTGAAGAAGGTGGCGAAGAGATGGGCGGTGAAGAAGAAGAAACCGCGCTATTGGCGGCACCGGGACACCGTGATGACGGAGGATACGTTACACCGGGCTCTAAGGGCAAGGTATATTACCCTGTTGCTAGTGACTCCCGTGGAGCCGGCGCAAGAAAGCGCAGTTACCATGCAGATTCGGGTATGTCGATTGCCAGCAACTCAACAAGAAACATTTTTAAAGGAATGAGTGACCTGACACGACTTGGAAATGGGCTTTCGGAGAATGTCGAACCTAATTACACCGAAGAACGAAAAGTTCAAGCCAGCCATTCCGAAACTCAACATTTGATTGAGAGCTTGCAGAGATTGGAGTCAAAAAAGAATGAAGCATAACAAAAAAAGAAATACAGCGTTTTTATATGAAACGTTAGTGAGAGAATTAACCATCAGCGTAGTGAACAAGGATGTTGTTCGGAAACGAAAGATAGTATCCATCATGAAAGAGTTCTTTAGGCGTGATACAACTCTGGGGCTTGAACTTGAACTCTACAGAACCCTATACGAGACTACGGATGTCAATGAGATGACTGCAGAGAAGCTTCTTTTGGAAGTCAAGCGAGTTTACAGCGCTTTGAATCAAGAAGAGGCGTTTGAGCAGCAGTCGCAGCTTATTGGCACCATCAACAGAGAACTGGGCAAGGACACGTTTACTACGTTTGTGCCTAACTACAAAGACCTTGCGACTATCGCACAGATCTTTGATACAAGAACCACTATCAAGAGGCGTACCCTCTTAGAGAACAAGGTTCTGAGCAAAATGAATTCTTCAGTCGAAGCACTGACTGAGAATACAAAACCAATTGATAATATTGTTTATCAGACCTTCGTGAAGAAGTTTAATGATCAGTATTCGCAAACATTGCGCGTTGAGCAGAACAATCTGCTGAGCGCATACATTGTTTCGTTCTCTGACAATGGTGTTGCGCTTAAGATGTTCTTGAACGAAGAGTTAGCTAGGCTTAAGAATGTTGTGGGCGACTCACGCTCACTTAATGAGATCTCCGGCGACACCAAAATGCTTGCCAAGACAAATAAGGTCATGGCAACCTTGAACGGCTTTTCACAACGCCAGATCGACCGTGATATGCTCATGCAAATCATGAAGATTCAAGAACTAGCAGCGGAGATTAACAGCTAATGGCAGAGATTGTAATCAAAGTTGGGCAAGGCGATGAGTTCGATGAAGAAAACCGCGTCGATACTAATAGGGAAACCCAAGCGACTGTCTCCTTAGATGTTCGCAAGACTCTGGGTGGCGACTTAGTTGTTTACGATCATGAAGACATTGATATTATCATTTCCGGAAAGAGTCAGTCCGTAATCGCTTTCGCGAAGGATGAGGTCAACGACATGGTATACGATGCACAGAGCCGGCTATTTGATTATCTGGTAAAGAAAGGCGTCATAGCCAGAGAAACTGTTCAAGGTGGAAATGTATACGGTGCCATGCAAGGCACAATAGAAGACGCCGCAGATGACGGCGTGGACGGCGTACAGGTTGCAGTTTTGAATATTACAAAGTTTATGGAAGAAGAGGCTCCCCGCTTCATGTATCAACGCATGTTTGATGAACAAGAAGAAGAGGCATTGACAAACCCTGATGGTGAAGACTCTACAGAGCTTGGCGAAGTTCCACACAAGCGAGAGAAGGGCTCAATCCGCCCCGGCATTTATCGCAACGCATATATGCATAATAGATTTTACAGAGCATAAGAGGTGTAAATGTATCAGTTACTTTGGTTTTGCCTAGCGGCATATGGGATGACCCAGATTATCGTTTATGGCAAGATTTTTGATCGAGTAAGACCCTTAGTTGGATTCTGGGGCGATTTATTTCATTGCCCCATGTGTGTTGGCTTCTGGGTTGGTGTATTTTTGTATGGCGTTAACTACAATACAGAACTATTTACGTTTGAGTATACGGTTGCTAATTTACTTATTTGCGGCTGTGTCTCATCCGCCACATCATACATCCTAAGTACGATGTTTGGCGACAATGGCATACAAATAGGAAGGGAGCAATAATGGATACAGATATCTGGACAGCGAAGTGGATGCTTCAGCCAGTGCGTAACTGCAAGAAGGGCTGCTGAATCGGGCGGGTAACGCCCGTCACCTTATTAGAGAAATATTATGAAGAAAATACTTTTACGAGAATATTATGAACTATGCGAAGGCGGCGTCTGTCAGGATCTCCTGACGGAAGAGGAGAAGATCTATATCGGAAATGGCGGTATGATGCTCTCTGGCAAGCTGCAAGAAGCAGATGTTCAGAATGGTAATGGACGTGTCTATCCTAGGAGAATCCTAGAAAGAGAGATGAAGAATTACCAGAAGTTGGTAAAAGAGAAAAGAGCCCTTGGGGAACTAGACCACCCTGAGGATTCTGTTATTAACCTTAAGAACGCCTCCCACATGGTCACTGATGTGTGGTGGGACGGACCTTCGGTTATGGGAAAGGTCAAAATTTTAGGTACACCATCGGGCAAGATCTTACGAGAGCTTGTTAATGATGGTGTCAAGTTGGGGATTTCTTCTCGCGGGCTGGGTTCGGTCAGTGAGTCGCAAGGGCGCACCATGGTCGAAGATGATTTTCAATTAATCTGCTTTGACTTTGTATCAGAGCCCTCAACTCCCGACGCCTTCATGGGACTAAGTGAAGGCAAGAGTTATGAAGAACCAAACATTCTTACTAAAGCGGACAAGATTAACCGCTTATTAAATGAAATCGTTGAGGAGTAAAACGAAATGAAAATCACTAAGGCAAGGCTCAAGGCTATTATCCTTGAGGAACTAGAGTCAGTTATGAACGAAGAGGACGAGGAAGAAGTCACCACTGAGGGTGCCGATGACGACGAGAAGATCGAAGAGATTGGTCTTGGCGGAATGGGCATGCCCGGAGGCAGACACGGATCTCACAGAGAACGACCCGCATATCAACGCGCTACCGTTGGCGGCAGAGTTGCTGCAAGGGGCGAAGGCGAAGCGACACCTGTTTTGGACGCAGCGTCCGAGGCACTTGGCATGTCTCCTTCTGAAATGATGCTGGCACTGGCTCAAGAGATGGGCGTTAAAGTCGCTGGAAACGAGGAAGCTCCGCTTCCGGCACCTGAAGGGGAGTAATATGAACAAAGCCGAACTAAAGGCTGTGCTCAAACCCCTGATCAAAGAATGCATTAAAGAAGTCATGTTTGAAGATGGGGTTTTGTCTGGTATTATCTCTGAGGTTGCACAGGGGCTTACTGGCGCGTCCTCATTGGTAGAGCAGAAAGCTGCCTCTACTACCAAGCCACCACAAAAACCCTATCCGGCACCAAGCCCGGGTCGAGTTCAGGCGCGACAGGATCTTATTGAGTCAATCAACAAGGATGCCTACGGCGGTGTTAACATTTTTGAAGGAACAGAAGCGATGGCTAATACCACCGCTCCGTCCGGAGAACCCAAGCCCGGGAGCCCTCTTGGTGGCATAGCTCCAAACGACCCGGGTGTTAATATTGATGGAATCTTAAATATTGCAGGCGACTCTTGGGGCAAATTCATTTAGTCAATACTATTTATCGAAGGAAAGGAATATAAAAAATGGCAGACAATAGCTCATTCAACTACGGAGTAGGACTTCACAACGTTGGCTCATACAGAGTCTCCGGTGATCCTTGGGTTTCAGGCTCAGACTCGCACCCAGCAGATAACGAGGTATGTTATCAGTTTCCGTGGGTTGCAAAAAAAGTTACAATTTACAATTACTCGGCACAAACATTGAACGTGCATTTCAACTCTACCGGTTCTGCTGGCGATGTCGCCGGCGGCTTGGCTAGCGGCTATGGCGGTCAACACATGCTTGAGGTTCACCCAGTATCTGGTTCACAAGCGGTCCTAGAATTAAACTGCAAGTGTACTGAGATTTATGTTTCTAACCCGGGAAGCAGTACGGCACATTATAGGGTGTTCGCAGAACTCACGGGAATTCCAGTTGGCAGAATGTATGCTCTAACCGGCTCTGGTTTGACTGAGGCACCTGCCGGCACTGATGCATAGTAGGTACACAGATGGCGTTTCGTAGAAACAACAATTACAATAAAAACAATGGTCGGAGACGTAATAATAATCGCCAACGAGAGCGAGAGTATGCGCCGGGTCCGCCCGTGCAGGCGAACGTTACTGTTGTGCCTCGAAAAAACGAACCAATCGAAAAAGCAATCAAGAGATTTATACGCAAGTGTAAAAAAGAACGCATTGTTGAAGAGATCCGCGAAAGACAATATTATACGAAACCCTCCGAAGCGAAAAGAATTAAACGTGCCGCCTCTATCCGCGAGGCTGAAAGGCTAAGGAAGAAGGCAGAGCGTAAGAAAGAAGCTCGCCTCAAGCGCCAAAGCAAGTTACGCCGAC